TCTTTTCCGTACCTCCCCATACTCTTCGGCGCTTTTCACCTTGCCGTACATAAGAGCCAACATTGCCGCTGATGCGTCTAAACATCGTCGATACCCCTTGTACTTGAACTCCATTTGGTGGACATAAGGGACAACTGCCTTTTGCGCGATGCCGCTAGCCTTCCACGCCTCGAACCACGCTGCATCCTCCGCCAACAATTCTTTTGGCAGAGCATCTTCTAGCTCTTTGACTGCTGCTGCTTGATGGGGCGTTCCACGGAAAAACTCGAAGAACGGCAAGAGTGCTAGCGCCATCAGGGTCTTAAGGCGAGGCGTCATCGCACCAATGCTGACGTGTTGCAGGCTTTGCCGCCATCAACAAAACCTGCGTAATAAATTAAACCCGCAGCAGACAGGAGCATCCCAGACAGTGTTGTCAGCATCCCCAAAAACACGGCAAAGATGACGCGCTTGCGAATCATGTTTTAGACCTGGGCGGAAACAGATTTTTCTCTAAAAACGCTGCTACCGCGTCATCAACCGTGTTGTCAGAACGCTTTGCATACTCCTTGACGAGATCTACGATCAAACGTTTCAAACTTTCAGACCGCAAAAACCGCAAAAGAATTGGCTTGAGGATCAGGAACATTGGAATTGTTCAACTACTGAAAGTCTAGTTTCGATTGCTGTGCCCTTCCAGTCTCGCCACTGCTTGCTCTAAATCGCCCAGCCTTGCAAAGACTTCTTGATTGACGCTTCTGATATCTGTATGCAGCACGTCAAGCTGGCGGCTCAGGTTGTCCACAGCAGCAGTAAGCCGCACCAGTGAATCCCTGCCCTGCTGGTTTTGCTGCCTTAGCCCGGTGACGCCAAGACCAGCCACAGTGATTGA